AGCAGCACCTGAGACAGTGATAGTCGCAGCGTTGCCAGCGATAGTCACATCTTCGAGTACAGTGCCTGTCCACAGAACCTGTGCGCCAGAAGCGTCGAGCATAGGCTGACGAGTTGCTACGTTGAGACGGTAAACGCCCGCGATAGTAACCTGGTCACCAGCTTTGATAGTACCAGTACCCAGACCGTCGAGAGACAGAACCTGAGTCATAGTGTCCTTAGCTGTAACGTAAGTTGCATCAGGAGCCGCTGCAAGCGCGCCAACACGGTCAGTAGTAGAACCTGAAGTGTAGCTTCCGAGAGCGTTAGAAGTCAGAGCCATCATGCCACCGAAGTTGCTAGAGATCTGAGCCTTCTCCCATGCTGTACGTACAAGGCCGTCAGCCGCGTTCAAACCGTTCTGAGCTGAAGACAGCGCAGTAGTTGTGAAAGGGTTCATGATGTAGTACTTGTCGTCGCTCATAGGAACGCCGATTGAATCCATCAATGCACCAGCACCTGCAACGTCTGACCATGCGTCTACCGCAGTACCGCGAGCACCATAAGACAGTGAAGCGTTCTTGCGGATGAATGCAGCCAGGTCGAGCTCCATGTCAGTCACAATGCGACGGGCCATTGGCTCAAGGATCTGGTCGAGTTGGTCTAGCTCAAGAGCTTCCTCAACATTGCCCCACTCAGTGGCAGCAGTGAAGTAGTCCTGGACCGTACCAGTTGCCTTACCAGCAATGATGTCGCTCTTAGTGCTTGAGCTAATGTCACCGCCAGAAGTGCGGATTGAGTTGTAATCGTGCGGACGCTTGAAGTCTACAGTTGAACCGCTTGAAGGGTTGAACTTGCCAGACAGAAGCTGTGTGTCCACAGTCTTAGTGAGTACGCGTGATGCCTCGAACGCGTCGAGGAATACCCGGGCGACTTTCCGGGTGACGTTACTATTGAGATTATTAGCCATGATTTACATTTTCCTATTCAAATGTAGCGCCTTGTGGCCCCTTCGGTTTGGGAGCTGACCCTGCCCCTCGTGGGGTATCTAGCGGGTCGGGCGCATTGTTAACTTTAGGTTTAAGCGATGCAGCCTTCTGTTTAACCGTTGTTGCTATCTTTACTGCCGCCAGGGTAGGTGGCATTCTGGATAGCTCATCAAGCTCTGTCAGGTTGGTAGACAGGTACTTAGTGATCAGCGGACCATGCTCGTCAGCCAGTATGTAAGATACCAGCGTGTCGTCCATGCCGAACTGCGCCACCGTGCTTCCTGCTACCTGGAGCTCCTCGGGTTTAATCCCTAACTTCGTTGCTCTGTCTGCGTAGCTCTTGATGCTTGCGTTTAACTCTTCTTGCTGCTTCATTTGCGCTTGGTACTGAGCCTGGCGCTGGTTATCTTCGATAGCCCTTTGCCTTGCCTGGTACTGCGCCTGCTCAATCAGAGCCCTTTCCCTTTGCTGGATCCGCTGTCTGTACTCCTCGTCAGAAAGTGCAAACGGGTCGGGCAGGTCCGGTACGACGGGTTGTGACTGAGTTGGAACCCTAGCTCGGAGCTCCGCCAATTCCTTCTCGAGTCTGAGCTTTTCTTGCTCAATCGCCCTTTTCTCGGCGACCTTGACTCCTACGGTCTTGTTGAAGATCTCTTGCTGTTCCGGTGTAAACTGGACATGTTTTTCCTGGTCCTCACCAGTATCCGGTGCTGAGTCGGAATCCTCCTCCACCTCTGGGGAAGGGTCTTCAGATAGGATCACCTCCTGCTCGTCGTCAATATCGTAATCGTCTGAAATCAGCTCGCTCATACTAATGTCCCTTTGAAAGGTAAATGCCCTGATAAGGTCAGGTGGCCTATAACCCCGAATTGGGTAAATGCCCGGATAAGCTCCGGTGGGCTGTACTACAGTATACCACAACAGTGTTATGGGTATGTTTTACTTTGCCATATAATCTTTTGGAACAATGGCCTTAATGGTTTTATCGCCACGAAGTTTTGCCGCCTCCAGCCTCCTTGATCCGTCTTCAACAATAAAAAACGGGCTATCTTCATCTGGCATCAATACATCTATGGCCGGGATTTCGGTATTTCTTTGAGCGTATTCTTGAATTGTTTCTTGTGCATTAGGGAAAGACAAGGTTCCCCCAGGCATCGCCGCCTCTCCATGCTCAATCATGGATATAGGTATATCAATTATTTTTTCGTTAGAGCTTGGGGTTCTTGGTGATTGGCTCCAGGTTGAAACAGGCTCTGATTCGCTTAATTTATTTCTACTTGGTTTTGCCGCATCTGCCTCTCTGGCAAAATCGTATACAGGCTTGACACCAGTTTCGTCTAAAACAGCTAAGGTAGAAAATGGCTTACTCAAACCCTGTGAAGTAGTGTCCTCTCTTAGCCAAACAGAGTCATAACCTTTATCTCTCAAGAAGTCTGCCATTTCTTTGTTTTCATAGAACAAATAATTGCCTTCTTGATAAGCCTCTAAATCAGTTTTTCCACTAACAATCGTTGTGGCGTTAGGGTCTCTGCCCTGTGACTTTAAAAACTCTGCAATAATTTCAGGATTTTCTTCTGGGTCAAATTGCTTATTGGCTTTAACAGCGACAGGATAAATTGCACCGCCAGATGCTTGGTACTGACGCGCTAAATTCATTGATCTTGCGTTATACTCATCTTCTATTTCAGCGGGCCAATTTTCATAGGAACCATATTGAGATTCGTACTCATCCCATAATTTTTGACGATCTGCGCGTCGCATATCATCTATACTTTCTTCACCAAGCCTTTGCTGATATTTTCCTTTTCCAACCCAGTTGTTTGCAAATTCTCGTTCTGGCGTTACAAAAACCATGCCGTCATTATATCCAGCCTTAAAACCATCTTGGATATCTTGTTTAGATGCGTGGAAAAAACCCTCTGTAAAACCTTGGTCTCTTAAAGCCGATCTAGCTCCTTTACTTAGTTTTACACCTGCATCACCAATAATAGGAACAACGCCCATTAAGTTTATGCCAGTGCCAACCATGTCGCCTTGCCTATAAGCTCTTGATGCGTCCTCTAAACCTAAAGCGTCACCAACCACAGGCAAGAAATCAACCGCTGTTTCAACTCCACTAAGGGCATTAAGGAGTCCTTGACGGTATCCTCCACTAAGACCTGTAGCATCTACTACGTCTCTCATAAACTCACTAAGAGATGAGCGTATAGAAGGTTCTGCTGCCCTCATGGTTTGAACGCGAGGCGCTACTCTAGTCCTATTGGCTAGTGAGTACCTTTTGGCTAATTCTTGTGCTGCTAGTTCACTGACGGTTGGCAAGGCTCATTAACTCCGCTTCTGTCATGAATGGGATGCGAGCCTTAAGAGCCTGCTCTTCCATCATGTCCGACATCTTCTGTTGGTTCTCTAGCTCTTCGCCCATAGTCTTAGCGGCGGTGTGATCAATGGTAGCACCTGCCTGCTGTGCCTTGATCTGAGCCTCCATGCGCTTGGTCTGCGCGTTGAATGCGTCGATCTGGTTGTCAGCCTGGTCCCCAATCGTCTGGGTCTGTAGCTTCTGGGCTTCCAGTTGTAGCTTAACTTGCTCGTTCTGGAGCTTCTGCATCTCGATCTGTGAGCGCAGCATCTCGGCCTCTGCCTTCATCTGCTCGGCTTGTGCTAGAACCATTGCAGGATCTGGAGCCTGCTGCTGACCGGCCATAGCCATCTTCTGCTGTTGCTCTGCGAGCTCTTCCTCTGTCATCTGGTTCATAGGAATGATGCCCTGCTGTAGCATCATGGCGCGCTTACGGTTAGACAGTTGCTCAGCCGCCGGGGTAGAGATGTTATCCAGGAGGATGTCACCACCCAATTGAATGATAGAAGGATCGACCTTGGCGATCTCAATGATGGCCTCGATAGTCTCCTGCTGACGGTTGCGGAAGCTTGGACCTGCCCGGCATACCACGTCGTACTTGCCCGCTGAGAGGTCATTGACCGTGACGAACTCCTGAGTGTCTTGGTCAAACACCTGAGCGTTGATCTCTGCCATGCTGTACTCGCGGTCCTCCTTCATGATACGGACCGTTCTAGGCGTATCGTAGACCTTTGGTATCGCTTTAACTAAAAGCTCACCAGTACGCCGTATGGCGATCTGAAGGGCCTTGTTGTACTTGATGGTAGCGGTGTCGCCCTTGTTCTGGAGAGAGTTGATAGCCACGCCAGACTGTAAACCAGGGTTGTCGCCCATGTTAGCCGCGAACATGCCCGCAGCGTAGCCGATCATTCCACGCATAGCCTCGGTGATAGTCCTGAGACCTGGGTTAACCAATGCGCCACCCTGCTGCTGTGGTGCCCCTGGGTTTTCTGGGTCC